AAGTAAATGGAGTTCCCACAAAACGCATGGTGAATAATGAGGTATCCGTCCATACATAAATAGCGTTTCTTCCTAGTTTAGCTCCCATGATCCGTGATCCGGCGGCCAGTCTTTGTGTACCTGCACTATTGGTTGCTGTTGGTGTCCAAGTATTTATATCTTCTTGAGAAGAGAATCTTATAAACATATCATCTTGTTTAGCTATATTGCCTATCTCTGTTTCTGTTCCAAATAAAACTAAGTGACGGTCGGGTGTAGATACTAACATATCACGTGACGCTGTTGGTGCTCCCGAAATAATAGTAGCTCTTGTTGATGTAGCACCTGTTGCATTTGCATCCCATTCAAATACTGCACTATTACAAATTAAAGCAATTACATTATCTCCTAAATTATCAATGGCCCAAAGTCCTGGGTCAGTTACTTTATCAGTGTTAGCTGCAGCTGATCCCCATCCAGTCCAGCTTGACGTATTGGTAACAGTTGCACCTCCACTATGAGCTGATCTTGTCGAACCTCTAGCTTGTCTAGTGATTCCTGTAAAACTTGTTGCTGTTACACCTGTATAAGAAATTTCTTCCGCACCTACTTGAAAATAATTAGTTCCTGATGAAGGAAAACCAGTTGTGCTTCCAACATTAATTGTGGTTCCTGACCCACCGGTTCCATTTGCATCATCATTTAAACCAGGAGCAGTTAAAGTAGTTGTAGTTGATCCTAAAACTTTCCCACCAAATAAGGATATTCCCCATCCATAAGCTCCTAATTGTTCAGCAGGGCCTACTGGATAATACCATTTAACTTTTAAAGTCCCTGTTGTAGTAGCCCCAGAATTACTATCCATCGTTATTGTTACTTGCGTAGAAGAATCTACTGAAGTAATCATAAATTTTTTATTATCAAAATCTGTAGAAGAAAATCCAGTACCAGAACCCCCTGTAAAATCATCCATTAACAATATATCACCTTGAGCCATACCCGCTGTGGTACCCCCTCCGGAAAATGTAATGGTTACACCTGCTTGTCCACTAGAAAAATTACATGTAAAAGCTCCATACAAGTCACCAAAATCTGTTTTAATAGGATGAATGTCATAGAAAACTCCACCTGTATAAGCATACAAAATTCTGTTAGTTCCTATAATAGAAAATTTTTGAGAGGCTTTAGTTACGATATGGTGCATTTGTCTCGCTACACCAGTGAGTTTATTCTCTCCTAATTGATTCCAACCACCTATTTTTTCAGGAGTTCCATATCTAAAACGAACGTTTTCTCCTCCCGTCCATTGGGCTTCCGCCCCTGTAGGTGTAACTTGTTTATTGAATCCTGGTAAAAAGCCTATTTTTTGTAGCATATAAAAACCTGTTTATTAGGTAGTATAGCAGATTGTAGGGGAATTCAAATGTTTTAAAGTAAGGGGAATCAGTGGTGGATCATCCCCTCACCAGTCTATTTTATATATTATTTTTTAGGTAATGTAAAGCCTTTATAAAAGGCAGGGAGTCCTAAAAACGGACGTTTATCAAACTGATTTTCTTTAGCATTTTTTGATCCTGCTTTATTATAATGTAAAAATACTTGAGCACAATGCTCTCCTTTAAATTCTTCTCTCCAATGTTCTAACTCACAGCCAGAATATATAAGCATGTCCCCGGCCTCTAATATTACTTTAATACCAGCTTGGCCCGTTCTTCCAGAGGGCTCTAAATAAATAGGCCATTCATCCCCCCCTAGATTTAAAGTTGTAGATATCTCACATGAGTACCTATCTTTATGTCTAGCTAATACATCTCCTTTTTTATAAATTCTTGCATAAGAATATGTTTCACTTAGTTTTAATTTAGTATGTTTCTCCATAACAGGTTTTACTTTTTGTAATAAAGTTTCCATAACTAAATCTGAGTAATGAGAATAGGTATTAGGAACTTGTTCATCAGTCCATATTCCCCAGTAGTCAGTAAAAGGTGATATATATTTTTGATCAAATAAAAACCTAGCTGTATTTCTTTTATTTAAAAAATAAGCAAAAGCAAACTCTGCTATTTCTTTACTAATAGCTCCTTTTAATACTGTGTATTTATTTTTTTTAAAATTCATATAATTTTAATATTACTTGGTTTATGTTGTATTAAATATAAGTCAAATGCAATTGTAATTCTTTCATCCTCACCCTTATGTTTATCGGTATAATGTGGAATAAAATTTTGAAATAAAGTTAGTTTACCTGGTATGTTTTTACTTTTATAGATGTCTGGTTTATTCAATTGGTTAATTGTGTTTATATAATAAGTAGATGTGTTTGTACAGCTTGTACAAAAATGCCCACCTAAATAAGTATCAGGATCCCAACTATGGGCGTGTGGTTTTATATGTTCATTTTTTCTCATAATATTATACCAACCTTTTATATATAAAGATTGGACAGGTTTAATATTTAATTTTTCTAAGAAGTTATTATGTAATTTAATTATTTCTTGTTTCAATTTATTAATTTCTTTGTTTTTAAAATTAAAAAGATTATAGCTTCCGTGTCTATTAGTTGTGTGGTTTTTTAAACCTGTAAAACCATCACTTGTTTTTTTTAATTTTAATATTTCTTTTTCTTTCTTTTTTAAAAAAGAAGATAATTGTTTTATGTTGATGTTGCTTAGAATTGTTTCCACCATAAAATTATTCCATTCAGGAGCAAATAAATTATTTTTAGGTTTACTTTTAAAATTGAGTATATTAAACGACACTGACTGCTCCTTTCGGTATTGCCTGGCAGTTCCAATGTATAAACCTAAAGGGTTCATAACCCATATCGACGGCATACATGTGAGGTAGATATGATGGAAAGAATATCATCCGTCCAGGTTTTATATCATAATTAATTTGGTGACTAGCATAGCTTACTTTGGTAGGATCTTTCTGCGGTAAAAGATTCATCATATTTCCTCCTCTTGGATCTTCAAATATAGGTCTTGATGTTTTTTCACTAGCCTTTAAAAAATAAAAACCTGATATATGACCGTTCCAGTGAGTGTGTAATGTATGATGACCTCCTCCATTTTTAGCAAATTCTTGTACCCATAATTCTGTAGTAAATAGTTGGAAGTTAGTTAAATCAAAACCCATTTCTTCTAATAAATTATGGGCTGTGGCACCTATATAATTTTGTAATTGTAAAAACTTAGGATCACCAACTAAAGGAGTAGAGTGAAACACGTGCCCCATGTCCCCTTTGTCCCCCAACTTTTTATTTCTTTTCGCTATATCTTTCTTCAAATTGTTCTTTGCTATCTCAATATAAGAATCAGAAGCTTTGTTTAAGTCCTCTACAAATTGAGGGGCATCTGTAAACCATATGGGACATTTAAAATGATCCTCTCTATTTAATTGTGTTGGAAATGTTTGAGCACTTCCACACGATATTTTATCTAATTCTTGTTGATTTCTTTTTTTCTTTTTCATTTTTATCAATTTGTCATTCCATTGTACCAACATTTAAAGTTCCATTTGTGCCATTGACCATATATGTCGGGTGCATTAGTCACTTCACTGTCGAGCAATTCAATCATTGGAGACAATTTAGCCTCATTTAGAATTTTATTAAATAATGGATCCTTAATTTTAAGTTTTTTAGCAGCTTTCCAGAAAGGCGTATTATATTTAGAACCATAGATATAATGCCACATAATAAAGTTTTGTATTTGATTTACATAGTTATGAAATTGATTAGTAATAACTTCAGGAGTTATTTTTTTGTCTATGATCCAGTCCCATGTAGAACGTGCCCAGTTTAAATAGGATGCGATAGCGGTGGATTCTAAAGGTTCAAGAAAAAATAAACGATTACCATTTAAAATAATTCTATTATCTAGAATAGGTTGCTTAGCTACATAGTTTTTAAATTTAAAGTTATCTACTTTCTCATTTAAATAAATACCTTGTTCTGCCAACTTAAATAACTTTTTAAAATTAGCAGCAGCTTTTTTAATAGGAGTAATTTTATCATTATAAAGGTAACCATAAGAAGTAGTATTGGTAGTGTTGGGAATAACAAAAGTCCATCCATCAGGAGTAGCTACAGCACGGGTCCAGTTAATATCACAATCTTTAGATTTTCCTTCTCCTAAAAGAACAGCATTTAAAGGATTGTCGAGCATTGTATAGTCCTCCCAATTAGTTATATGTCTACCACGACAATCAAAAATATAGTCTGAATCAATCTCATCATAGTTATCAATAGATTTTTTTATCACCTTAAAATATTTAGATTTTAAAATAGTGTCTTGTAATTTAGCAGGATTGTATTGAAGACCGGCTGAATGGAGGCTAAAAGGATGAAAGACTTTATCGTTTTTCTTTCCCCAATTTTCATATAAAATTCCAAATTTAGGAGTAGCGTTAATAGGGTTATCATACCAATTGATTCCGAGAGCAGCCCAAAGAAGTTGAGGGGGTTCCAAGAGAGTGGCTTGTCCTACCTTTTCAGGAGGAATATTAGGATCATAAAGTAGTTCAATGGAAATATCTTTTCTTTTACGAGCATAATAAGCATAATGCAAAGCGGTTAAACAGCCTGCATTTCCTCTTCCTAAAATAGTAATTTTCATTTTAAATAATTTAAATTTAATGTTACTTTTACGTTTTCATCCGTTTGTGAAACCCCAGTGTGTAAAACACTATTAGAAAATGTAACTAATCTATTTTCACGACTTGGTATTTTCTCACCATTTTCAAGTATTGTATAACCATTATTATTTGTAATATAAAAAATAGATGTTGTAGTATCCATCCACGGTTTATTCTTATGGCTTTTATCATAATGCCATCCTGCTACAAAAGGTTTAGAATTAATAGGTGACATATTTGCTTTTACTCTTACCCAAGCTCTAGGTTTTATTTTATCCACAATAGGTTTTAAATGATCTGCCCAATTAGACCAATTGTAATGAAGATTGTTATCAAAAAATACATGAGTAAATTGAAGAGATTTTTCACTTTCATAACCTTTTATTGGGGAAGGACGTTCTTGATCTTTAGCAATTACCTTTGATGAATTATAAAACCAGGGAAAAGTATTATTTAAAAAAGTGTTTTGTAGTGTTTTAAAACTTTGTTCATCTAACAAATTATCAATAATTTTCATTTATAAGGCTGTCCTAAATTCCAGATTACTAAACTATGTCTTGATCCTTTTGTAACTGGACATACTCTATGCCACACAAACCCAGGAAACACTACTAAAGATCCTTTAGGAAGTATCTCTTTGCATTTATGTATGTTAGGTTTTTTATCCGGATCTGAGTTTCTAAAATCAAATTCTAATTCACCACCTTTATATTCTTTAGGATCGGATAAAGAAACAGTTACAGATAGTTTTCTAATTTTTCCATGAGTAGGAGTATTAGGTGCATGATAAGGTTTATCCCATCCATCACAATGCCAATCATAATACTGACCTTTGTTATATTTTGTAAATTGACAAGATTCGGAGTAATCCCACTCAAAATTCCAACCCGCACTTGCATTAGCTTGACGAACATAAGGTTGAACTTCTTTATAAATCCAACGCTCACTCATCCAAACAACATCTGAATCTCTTTTCTTTTTTAAATCTTTAATTTGTTTTTGATTTAATTTTTTTGGATCTCCAAAACCCCCCGTAGTAGCCAAGTGATCTTGTAAAGATTTTCCATAACGTACAATATCATTACAGATCCTTTCAGGAATGGCTGATTTAAAATACCAATAATAGTTAGTTAAGTTCATATGTCTTTATACATATGTTTTATCTTAATTTAAAGAGAGAGTAAAGAGAATTGATCTAGATCAATTATGAAACAGTTAAAGTTCCTGTAACAGTAAAGGTAGCAATTTTTTCTCCACCTGGGGCTGTTGAAGTTGCATTAGATCCAGGCGCTACTGCTAAAGTAGCAGCAGAAGGAAATCTTACAATAACTACACCACCACCTCCAGATTGTAGACCTGAGGCACCTCCACCTGTTCCTGGTGCACCAGCATTAGCCGGTGTATTTCCAGATCCTGTACCTCCACCACCACCTGGTACAGCTGGTCCTTGACCATTACTATTTCCATGCGCTGCACCACCACTTGCTCTTGTTACTGGCGCTCCTGTTATTGAAGTAGCAATTCCCGCACCTGCTGTTCCATAACCTTCACCTGGTGTAGAAGGAGTTCCTGCGCCACCAGCACCACCGCCGCCACCACCGCCGTATGTACCAGGCCATGTTCCACCATTACCTCCAGGATTACCTTGAGGAGGACTTAGAGGGGGCGTATTTCCTGCACCACCAGTATTACCACCACCGCCAGCTCCACCACCAGATCCTCCAGCCGCACCATTAGGTAATGAACCGCCAGGGAATTGAGATCCTCCGGATCCACCGCCACCATCCGATGTTATTGTATGAAAAGTTGAATTAGTACCATTAGCTCCAAGTGGAAATCCAGTAGCACCACCTCCACCAACAGTGATTGTATAATCTCCTTCGTAGAATGCTGGAAAACCAGCTACTCCTGATCCTAATGGAGAGGCAGAATAAGAACCAGTATTTGTTCCATCTGATTCTCTATAACCTCCAGCTCCACCACCACCAAAAGTACCGCTCCAGTTACCATTACTACCACCGCCACCACCACCGGCAATAACTAAATAATCCATTGCATAAGTTAATAAAAATTTTGGCCACGTGCCAGCTTTTCTTGATTCAAATTGTGATTGCATTGACCACACACCATCTGCTTTATCTAATTCTTTTGTAACTACTACACCTTTACCACCATTTGCTCCATTTTCAACACCAGGTCCTCCAAAGTTTGATCCACCACCACCGCCACCGCCAGTGTTAGCAGTTCCTGCTGTAACACAGCCACTTCCACCACCAGTTCCTCCACCACCAGTTCCTGCGGTTCCACCAGCTCCACTATTTATTGCTCCACCTCCACCACCGCCAGCGTAAACCCCACAATTAGGATAATCTGATCCTGATCCTCCGAAAACCGGAGTAATATCTTTTCCAGCACCAGCTGGTCCACCTTTACCAGTTGGAGGAGCACCTTTAGTTCCGACTGCACTTGCTCCACCACCTCCACCACTATGTCTGACTGGTGAGTTTCCACCGGCTCCGCCAGCATATCCAAACCCATAAGTTCCAGAATCCCCTGGTTGAGCAGATTGATTTGAAGGTCCACCTGTCATCCCTGCTGAATCAGTTGCTCCAGCGCCACCTCCCGAACCTCCAGTAGTTCCTGGACCAACGGGTGCACTAGGATTACCTATTCCCCCACCGCCACCACCTTTAGCTGTTAAAGAAAAACCTGTTGTATCTGTTCCGGTACATCCTTGGCCGCAGTTATTCGTTCTTCCATTACCACCGCCACCAACAACCATTGAATAAGCTGTAGATGTACAAACTGCTATTCCGGGGTGTAGAATGAGTCCACCACCACCGCCGCCGCCGCCGTTATCTCTTCCACCGCCACCACCGCCAGCTACAACAACAGCCTTAAGCAGTGTTGTTCCTGATCCTGTAGTAAAACACCCTGTGCAAGTTGTAGTTGTAACTATGCACTTTCCGAAAGAAGTGTTGTTTAGTTTTCCGATTATGCCGCCGTTATTGGCCATGTCTTAAGTCTCCTACGCGGACACCCAAGTTAGCCCGGATGCGTCCCAGTTGAAATTATTTGTTGGATCTGTGATGTCTATTGCAGTCCACTGTTGATTGTCTTCATCCCAACCAATATGTTTATCTGTAGTATCAGTTGGAAAAGGAACTGGTGCTTGCCAGTCATTATTTCCATCTAATGCCCAAGATGCGAATGGTTGAGGTTGAATAAATACATCTTTTGCAGAGTCATAAGTAAAACCTCTCCCTGCATATTGTTTTCTAAAATTATTATTATAAGAAGTTTGTTTCCAAGTTCCACCTTTGAAAAAATCAATACACCATGATTCTCCATCAATATGCATATCATTATCTACAAGAGTTCCACTACCGGCAGGAATATCATTGCCTACAACAACTACTCTTTCTACTACTTGTAGTGTGTTAGTAGTATGTCCTGTAGGATCTACTTTTGATTTAAGTTCTGCGAAATGGGCCATCTTTTACTCCTTGTATAATATATAATTGAATTTCTACTTATTGTCAACGTACCAGTTTTAAGACCAAACACCATTTAATCTTTTATCATATACCGTATTCATTTGCCAAACACCTGAGGCTACCATAGCTATGGATGGTTCTTGTGTTATAACTACACCTGGACCACCAGTTCCGCCATTTCCACCAGCTGCTCCGCCACCACCAGCTCCACCACCAGTATTACTACTACCATTAAGACTCGGGGCCGGTATACCGGGACCAAATCCACCTGCTGCCCCTCCACCTGCTCCAGCTGCACCTGCACTTACATTCCCGGATGAAGGACCACCATTTTGAGTTCCACCTCCGCCACCACCAGCATACGTTACACATGAACCTGAAATATTACTAACTGTACCAGCACCACCATCACCTTTAGTAGGATCTGGCGTAGGTGTTGAACCTGGTAAACCAGCAACACTTGCTCCACCGCCACCGCCTCCAGTTCCTGGACCGGGACCAGCAAAACCTGCTCCGCCACCACCATCATTTCCTTGACATGCAGTGCCACATCCGCCTACTCCAAAAGGAGGGCCTGTATGAGGATAAGCACCATTAGCTCCACCTCCCGCACCTCCGGGATTACCTGAATTATAACCAGCAGTACAAATTCCTCCACCTGATCCGCCACCACCGCCACCATTAGATGTCGTCGGAGCAGAAGGAAAACCTGCTACTGAATTTACTCCAGTTGATCCTCTCGCTAAACCACTTGCACCAGCACCACCTCCACCAACAGTTATTGGATAAGGTGAACTCGCACAAACTGAAATACATGAAACGTCTCTAAAACCGCCAGCGCCACCACCACCGCCACCGTCATAACCTCCTCCACCTCCACCAGCTACAACTAAAGCTCTAACTTTAGATGTAGTAGATTGAGTAGTTAAAGTTCCTGAAGCGTTGAAAGTTGTGATTGTTTCCGGGATACTTGAAGTTACAGTGTTAACAGGTCCTATTATTCCGCCATTGCCAGCCATAATTTAAACCTCCTAAGCGTCGTCTAAAACTTCATATGATATGAATAAATCTAATTTATTAACAGTAGAACCACCGCCTTTTAGAATATCGCCTTCCATTAAATAAATTGGTGTGTCTGATACAACTAATGAAGCGTCTGCGGGAATTGAAATTGTTTTTGCTATATATACTGTAGCGTCAGCTGCAGTTGGAGTTAATCCATTAGCTGCTGCTGTTCCCAGTCCATCAATAAATAAATTTAAATCATACGCTGTTGAACCATCAACATTTGTACATACTATTCTATTTATTTTTAATAATTTCTCTGCATCTACTGTAAGTAATGTATCCGTTAAACCAGCAGTTAAATTCCATCCGTAATTACCACCATAGATACTTGTTACTGCTACTATATTTGGGTTTGCCATAATTTAATTCCTCTATTGTTATTACCCGAAAATCATTGCCATTGCAATAGCTTTTCCTGTTGATATTCCAGCTGCAGGAAGAGTAGCAAAAGTGACCGCTCCTGAGCCATCTGTTTGTAATACTTGAGAAGCAGAGCCATCTGTGGCTGGTAAAGTATAAACAGGTTGAGCTGGTGCTGTACCTGCTGATCCCCTTGTACTAAGCATTCCTGATGAACGTATATCTGTGCCATCATGATAACACCAAATATTTCCATATCTAGGTACTGCTATACCAGTCTGACCTGTGACTTTAAAAGTTATAGTATCACTACCGCCTCTAGTTGTACTATCAATTATTAAAAAAGGTTTTTCAATATTCGCTGCTGGATCTCCAGCTTGAGCCGCTATATCTAAAACTCTACTTCCACCAGTAGAACCCGTTAGTTTAATAATAAAAGCTCTACCATCATAAGTTCCAGTAGAACCATCGGGTATAGTTAAAGTTCTATTCGCTGTTAATGCAACTTCAATGTAACCAAAAGTATTTTTGTAAAAGTTTAAATTATTGTTGGTATTTGTACCCCATGTACCGGCATTTTCTCCGGTTGCCATTAATTGAATACCAAGACTATTATATGTTGAAGCCATTGTAAAAATCTCCTATTTGAATAGTTTATATTGGTTATTTGGTTTTAAGTCAAACATAATTATGCAGGGGTTTTATTAGTATATCCAGTGGTTACTTTTGGTGTTTTATTAGTATAGCCCGTAGTAACTTTTGGCGATTTTTTACCATAATATTTTAAGATTAAACCTGGTCCATTTACTGTGGCTGTTAAAGACTCCCCTAGACCCACCAAACTAGCATTTGTTAATTGAGTGGTAGCGACCGTTCCTTGAGCTGTTGTAGCTGCTCGTCCGGTTAAAGTAGTTAAAGTAACAGGAGAAACTGTTAAAGTACCTAAAGCAGTGGTAGCCGATACACCTGTTAAGGTCATCGTTGGATTAGAAGTAAATGTTAAAGTACCGAAATCAGTGCTTGCCGATCTTCCAGTCACCCCTATAACATCTGCAGGGTTTAAAGTACCTACGGATGATGTAGCTGATAAACCTACTAAACCAATTGAATGATCATCAACAGAAACATTTCCATATGAAGAAATAAGTTGTCGACCTGTTAATGTTAATGTTAAACTTGCATCAATACTAGGTGAACCAACTGTAGACGTTGCTGATTGACCTGTTAAACCAATTAATTGTCCAGGAATTTCTGCTAAAGTTCCTAAAGCTGTGGTAGCTGATAAACCAGTTAAAGTTTCAGTTGCACTTTCAACTGAACCCCATCCATTTTCTCCCCAGTTAAGAGTACCCCAACCAGGTTTTATTTCTATTAATTCTGTTAAACTCCCAACTGCCGTAGTTGCTGATACACCTGTAAGAGTAACGGTTGCATCAGAAAGATCTCCCCACTCACTCTCTCCCCAAGATTTTGCGCCCCAACCGGTTGCCAAAACAGTAGAACCATTCCACTGAGATTGTCCCCAGGTTAGTCGTCCCCATCCCGTCGACATGGGCCTCCTATGCTATCTGAATTATCGCGTTGCCTGCTGTTTGTGCTGGGAACTCAATTGTAAAAGTTCCAGTTGTCACAGTCTTGTCTGCACCAAAGTTGATTGTGCAAACCGCTTTATTTGAATTCGTTGAATTATAAATTAAGCATCCTCTTGCTGTGAATGATGCTGTTGATCCCCATGATGTACTTGCAAATAAACAACATGCAGTGTCACCAGATAAAACTGGAGTCGTGCTTGTTAAAGCATTTCCGCCTGTTGTATATCCTGATGCTGTTGAAGTAACTTCATAAGTGTTTGTTGGATCAGCCGTACCATCAGCTGGTGCTGTGTATGCTGTAGTTGATTTACTTAAAACTGCAGAGCTTTCATATAAAGATAATTTAAAGGCGTCTGTACCGCCAGTAAAATTGTGACCTTCTACTAATATTTCTTGTTTAAAACTATTACAAATTGCCGATACTATTGCCATAATTTATCTCCTAATTACTGAGGCGGTGACTCGATTGGAATACGTACAGTACCATCCGTGTAATCGTCTCGTCTTCTTCTTCCAATTTGCATACTTGCAAATTTCGTTAGTTCTTGTTTATACTTTTGTTCATATAATGTCAACATATCTGCTGGACCTTTTAAAAAAGTAAATGCTTCCACTAAACTAGCATATAATAAGCCCTGAGGGAAGTATTTACTAACATATGTGCCAGAAGTTTGTGTCGCCAAATCAGGTGGTAATTTATTCCAAAAAATAGTGTATAAATAGTTTTGATCCGGTGTAGGAGATACATATAAGGCGCCTGAAGTAGAACTTGTAGTTCCTGTTGCTCCTCCAAACATGGCATAATATTTAGGAAGACCTTTTACATTTTGACCAGTTTGTGAACCTGTAGGTCCTGTAGCTTCTCCTTGATATTCTTGCATAAAAGTAACATCTCTTTTTAAAAGATATTTTCCTTTAATAGTATCATCAGTAGTTGAATTAAAAACCAGAACTCCTCTTACAAATAAACATCCTGCAGGCACAGTTATTGTATTAAAATTTTGAGCAAATTGAGCGTTGGATTCTACTCTATCTGAATCCATAGGAAGATCATAAGCAATTCTATATTCAGCATTTTCAATAAATCTGCTTAGAACAGCACCAGTAAAAACTGTTGAATCAACTTCTGCCCAATTTCTAATATCAGTTTCTAATCCTGAAAGTGTATATCCTGCCATTATGATTGTAAAGTAACCGGTCCTACTGAGATCGGATATCCTCCTCCTGTTTCTACGCTTGTTGCATTTGTATCGGCACTAAACCAAAACCAATTTCTACCAAATTGTCCAGTGTTATTGGGTCCTGTTGTATCAGTACCACCATCAACATATTTACCTACTGTTATAGAATATCCTGCAGCTTTTGCAATCGTTGCTCCTGTAATTCCACCAACTCCTTCTGGAGTACCAAATACTCCTGCAGCCCCTAAAGGACCTCTAAATCTTTTTACATCTGTAGTAGTATAACCATGTCCTGGTAAATTAACGTTTACAATTGGAGATCCAATTTGATATGTGGTTAAAGGATTATAGGTTAATACATCTGCTACACCAAATTCTGTTCTTGCAGGTTTTGCATGTTGTAAAGCTTGTGGGTCTGCTCCATGAGGTCTTGGACTAACTTGAGGTTGTTTAGGTTCATATTCAGAATTATGTACCCATAAACCATTCCATTCTTGAACCATTTCTCTATATGGAAATGCAGCTCCAGAACGATCTGAAATCATTAATGCATTTCTACCGCTTGAAAATTTTCCCATTATCTCCAACCTTTCTTAGCAATTTTAGGAAAGCCTTTAATTAAACCACCTTTTTTTAAACCAGGTAATGAATCTTGCTTTCTAACAGGGCCTTTTCCTTCTTTTTTTCTAAACCATTTTTCAATTCTTTCACCAGCTTCTTTTAATTTTTTCTTTTCTACTCCAGAAGGACCAGTGCCTCTATGAAGTGGAGGAGACCCTAATTCATCTACATGAGCAAAAGGACTTTTTGGATCAACTTTCTTTTTTCCTGGTTTAATTTCCAAAGGAAATAATTTTTTACGTTTACTTTTAACTACCTTAGGTATTTGTCGTAAAATTTTTTTAATTACTGCTATTGCCATTATATATTTGGATAATAAGTTTTCGGTGTAATGTACGTACTCGCCGCTGATCCATCCTCCTGTAAAGCTCTTTGTAATTCGTCTTCGTATAATAATTTTAATTCTTGTGTTCTTGGTGGTGCATATTTTTGAGAAAGATAATAAGCTAGGCCTGATACCATACATGGTATAAATCTATAAGGTGCATCCACTGCATTAGTGTAAGCCTCTCCAACATCTTGAATTCTAGCTACATAATAAATATGAACATAGTTACTTGCTTGTGATGAAGCAGCTGTCGGATAAATTGTAAGAGTAGTTCTATCTATAAATCTTTGAACCCAAAACTGACTGGGAGTTCCTTGTACCAGTTTATTTGAAAAAGCTGCGTAAGTAGATCTATCTACTTTTGTTAAAGGTAAATCAGTTTGTGAAGTAGTATTATAATCTGTTCTGTAAGAAGCTGATAAGATATCAGTTATACCATAAAGACCATTAACAGGTGCAGTAGTTGCACTTGTACCATCTCCGCTATCTCTGTAGAAATTATACGTTTCCGTACCTTGACTTAAATCAATATTAGTGTCACCAATTTCCCAAAAATGAATTCCTCTATTTCCCCATTCATTAAATAAAATATTTAATGATCTTCTAGCACTTTGAAGTTGATGTCCGGCTGATCCTACTAAACCAATTCGCTCATATGCTTCAGCAATAATATCATCTATTGCAAAGTTTTTATCGAATGTGTAAGAGCCAGATGTTGTATTTGCCATCTAATCTCCTATCCGGCATAAAACGCGATTATCTGAATAAAATGAGTCAAAGTATAGGTTACATACATTCCATTTACTAATCTAGCTCCTGTGCCATGAGCTGAAACTTGACCATTGTTTCCTCCCGCACTTCCACTTGATAAGTCAGTAGCGATTACAGTTCCGGCAGTTCCACCAGTTCTAAAACTACAAGTTCCAGCGACTGCGCCTGAAGTAGTTCTAAAGCTTCCAAAAACTCCACCACCACCAATTTTAGCTCCACATGCCGTTCCAAAACCAACTGTTATATTAGCTGCTGGTTGAGAAGTAACACTCACTGCAGTGACCGTTTTAAAAATTTTAGTTCCAGCAGTTAAAGTAGCACTTCCTGGTAAAGCTATCTCTTCAGTTTGAGCAGCTCCATCCACGTCTGTGCCTGTAGCTGTTAAGGTAATTCCAGATTCAGATCCATTAGTTGTAACAGTAACATTTCGACCGCCCCCATTATGAGTGGAAGCTAAGCTTGTTGCTGCCATAGTAGCATCTGTATTTGGTCTAGCTGCAGTTACAAAGTAATTAGCGTCGGCTGTTACTTCGTCACTGATATAAACCCAATTACTTAAAGTTATTGACATAATTTTCTCCTAATTATCTAGGCTCCCGTAGGAGCCTAGAATAATATTATTATCTTTGTTGTATCGTCTGAACGTAGTCAACGTAAAGATCGTTAGTTACAGTTCCTTTACTTTCACTCATGATCTTCATTTCCATAAGTAAATCATCAGGAACAGTTGTTGCTGCTTGTGTTCCAACAATATTACCATTTAAGAAAAGTTTATACTGTGCAGATGTTTGACCCAACTCAGTTCCTGCTGGTTGGAATAAAAATCCCAATCTAACATTATTATCAGGCATGTTGTATGCCGTTGCTGATTGTGTCGTTACAGTAGAATCAGCAAAAGTATAAGTACTTCCTGCTGCACTATCTTTCATGTCGAAAGAAGTTCCTGCTCCATTTTTTCTAGATACAAATTGAATTGTAGTTGTATCTTCTAAATGAGAGAATCCAATACCATCATCTGGTACTGCTACAGGGTCTGCATAAGCATTTGCCGCAAAACCAACAAAAGTGTTAAGTTCAGTAACATCAGTAACTGCGATGGAAGTTTCAAACCACCATTGTTTTAATGAATGATATTGAAAAACATCTTCTGATGCTGCAATACTAACGTCTGCTGCAACTGGAGAAGCATCTCCCATTCTCAACCATCCTTGCGGATATTGAGCTAGCATGTACGCAGTACCACCTGGATCTGTTATAGTCCATGGGGACAAAGTTGTTTGTGAAAATTGGACAAAGTCATCTTGAAATGCCCATTCAGCAGGTGTAGTTGCACCTGTTATTAAAGGTTGCTTGATACCACTAAATAAAGAAGTACCATTAGCTTTTCCTCTTACGTTTGTTACGCCACTTGAAAAGTGTGTTGTCATATAATCAGCGCCTCCTAGCGCCAGTCATTCTTCCTAAGCAAAGAATAACCAATTTATGTTTAATTAATCTTAGTGAGTTATTTATATAGTAGATTTAAGCAGAGTGCAAGAGATCCTTGTAGAAATACAAGATTCCAGCGATGTGGCGTTTATCTAAGTAGCCACAGAAACTTGGGGGGCAGCATTTTTAATTGCATTTTCTCTATCTGCAATTTTAGTCTCTTCGAGTTTAATCTCATTGATAGTGTCTTTAATAGCATTATCAATTCTGACCATGTTAAGAGTATATTTACCTTCTTGCTCATACTCCAGTTGCCACCTCAACTCCAAGGACTTTTTCTGTTTGTACAACTCGTGTACCATCAACAACCTCCTCATAGGTTATTCGTTTAATCTTGGGATCCATCATTTCTCCAAGATATTCCCATTTTACACTTTTTTCTCCTAGTTTGTCAATGATAGAATTTTCAATAGATTCAACATTATCATCAGCCAGAATTTCAAATTCTGCATGATATTGATAAGCATTAATTTTTACTAGGAATTTCCTCATATTTCTCACCATATTTAGAAAATGTGGCCGAACTATGTTCGGCCACAAATTTAGTTTAGGTTACGCACCTTCAACGCCGAAGATACCTCTATAGTCAGATGCGCCGTAGACGTATCTTTCTCTAGCTTTGTATCTTACGTTACCAGTATCGAAATCACCTTCCATTGACGTAGTCAACGGAGTTCTTTCAAAGTGTTTCATACCATTTGGAACGTCCGTAATAACGTACCATGAGTCAGCATCATTTAAGAAATGGTTCACTCTGTATCCTTGAGGAATCATTCCCATAGAGTTGACTGCATTGATATCGTTATCCGCAGTACCAGTTCTACCTTGAGACTTTAAAAGTCTTTCAGCATTGAATTGGTTAGCAGATGGGACGATCATCTTAACGCCTCTAGCTGCAACTTTTAAACCTCTCTCATCAGTAAAAGCAGCGATGTCAATCAATGCTTGTTCTAATGAAGTTTCGTTTAAGTCCGCTTGAGTAGTTAAAGTGTTTGAAACATTTGTTCCACTGACCGTTGGGTGGGCAGTTGAGAACAATGCTACGCCATCACCTGTGTTATAAGTCGCTACCGAAGGTAGACCGTTATTCAAAGGGTTAGCTGCTTTAACTTGTTTTGCGTTAGACATAGATCTTGCTAGTGCTTTTGTGTATCTAGAAGCTAATCTATCGTAGAGGTTATCTTCGATAGCTTCTTCTGTGATAGCGAAAGCAAGCGCGATCGTTTCCATAGTGTAACGAGCAGTGTAAGTCTCTTGTGCTGTATCGTATGATACGCCTTGACCTTCTGCTTTTACATCAGCGTTAGCGAATCCTGATAACATAACTTCCTCTTCGAAAGCTCTGTCACTAGACTCAGTAACGTATATTTCGGCAGACTCGTTGTCGTACCTTTTGTATTCCAGCCCAAATAGTGCATTTAGGCCTGGTTCCAACTCTTTTACGAGTTGCGCTCTTGATATTGCCATTGTCTAATTGCTCCTATTATGTATTACGAATTAATTCGTTTTGGTTCTGAACAACTCTAACTGTAGCATAAGCTGCAGTTTGATCTGAGTTATCCGGATCTTCTGAGGATCCTAAGAATCTCCACGATTTAGTATTCGCATTTGAACCGTCAGAAATTGAAAGTGTTGAACTAGATCTTCCACCTGAAGCAGTTCCGGATGTAGCCGAAACGTTCATTCCATAAGTTTCCCATATTTTAGCATGCGCTGCAGGTATATTCGCTGCAATTAACGCATCCGTTACAACATTGTAAACTTGGAAAGGATTATCTAATACGAACGCTTGTATTTCTTCACTGTTCGCTGGAGTTACTTGGTAATAATAGTTGCTCCAAGTTGGCTTCAAAGTAGTAGCCGCGTTGAAGAAACAACCATTAAAGACACCGACAGTCGTTGCCGTTTTACTACCTTGACCAGTCACAACATATCCGCCAGCGATAGTTACTGCTTCGCCTTGGTATATGCTAGTGGCTTGCCCAGTAGCGATCCAGTATTGACCTTGACCTGCTGTCGCGGGAGTTGATCCCAGCGTTCCAGAAGCCCAAAGACCAAAACCAGCTGTCTGTTTGTTAGCCATAGTTTTCTCCTTGTGTCTATTTGCATAGACGGTTTATTTAAAATCGATAGTAGGGAATTGGTTGTTATCCCGAGAATAGTTAAAAAATTAACTTTTCTTTGTACCACCGAAGGTTACGCGAGATTGTCGATCGACATCGATCGGCATACTCTTATGTTGTTCCCTAAGTAAGTCGGTTTCAACTGCTTCGTCCTGACCTTCAGTTAATTTTTTCTGATAATCAGACCGCGCTTGCGCGAGTTCTTCGGGTATCCTAGCCAACAATAGGCCTCCAACTCCAATGACTCCCTTATATTTGCCTTCGCTCACAACTGGATAGTCAGAATCGGTATATTCATCAGCTCTCACTAATTCATATCCTTCTCTAAGTCTTCCATAGATATTTTTACTATCTGTGAATCCTAGAGATTCTGCTCTGATCCATCTGTGCCTGAATCCATCAGGTGCAGGGGGTGCATCCAGAGAGGATGGTGGCTTGTACTCTTTTGGACGTTCAGTTTTTGTCCGAGTTCCAGCCGCACGAGAAAGTTTTTTGTCTTCTTTTTTCATATGCTTACGCCTCCTTCGTGAGTTTTAATTGTTTTGCATATTCTTCGAGTGGCACACCTAATTTTTTAGCTATTGCTACTTGAGACGATGTGAGTCTCATTTGTTTGCGACCAGTTTTTGCACTTCTGCTTGCAGAAGCCACCGACTGAACGGGTCTAGTCGTTTGTCTACTCTCACTCCTATCAAATTTATGGGGAAAGTCAACTCTTATTCGTTTGTCTATTTCTTCATAATATTCATTAGATTTAGGATCATAACCTTCTTTATCTACTAAATCCTTGTGAATCTCGAACGCCGTAAAAGTCATGGCTCGATTAGTACCGAACCATTTGTTTCGTGACGCCCAATCTTCAGCTTCAGGATCAGCTTCAGGTAATGATTGTGGAGTGTGTCTTGGTAAATTTCCACCGTCGGAAAGTTGAACAGGTTTCTCCGCCTGTACAGACTGTCTTTGTTTTAATTTAGCATTGTCAAACGCAAGTTCTGCAATACGTTTGTTTGCTTCAACTTGAGCAGGTGCATCTCCAGCTTCAATAGCTTGGGCCAATTGTTTTTGAGCCATGTCCATTCCGCTTTTAACGCTTTCTTCAAATTTTTTCGTATAGTCCGAATCAATTTTCTGAAATCTTTCATTATCAAGTTTTCTTTTATTCTCTACAGCTTGAGCATATTGTACAGCAGCTTCTTCTCTTCGTTCTGCTTCTCTCATTTTTCTTGTGAGTTTAGCAATACGAGATTGAACTCCTTTACTATAATCCTCTAACTTAGAGTCGTCTGTTTTTGTTTCTTCTTCCTTTACTACTTCTGTTACTGTTTCTTGTTCCGGTGCGCTTGTTTCCTCTTTAGTTTCAATAACCGCTTCATCTTTTTGCTCTTCGACAGCTACATCTACTTCAGGTCCTGAAGTATCGATGTCAACTAGCTTTTGACTCGGTTTCTTGTTTTCTTCTTCTGGCATAGTTCTCCTTTTCTATGTTAGTATTTATGCAAGATATCCTCTGGATCCTTGACGGTTGCTAGAATTTCATCTTCATTCAACAACCTGACTTCCCCACCTTCAATATTTATTCGTGATCCTGCATAACGCGCGAAGACCACCCAGTCACCAATCTTGCACCATGGGCCAGTTGGATATCTCTCTTTATCCTTATAACATTCTGATCCCATTGCTAATACGTTTCCGCATTGTGATGCAACTTGTTGACGTTCTAATGTTGATTCGTTCATGATTACTCCCCCTTTAGTTGTCTCATTCATTTTAAATGGTAAAACTAAAATTCTCCAACCAGTTGGTTGAGGAAGTTTTTCTTTTTGATTTGTAACTTCTTTTTTAGGTTCGGATTTTTTTACTCCGACTAATTCGTTATTTGGTGTGATTATCTTTGGGTTTTGAACCGTTGATGTTAATGACTGTTCCTTTAGTTTCACTTTGCTCCTTACTATCTAGCAGGTTAGAGAGTTCCTGTTTAGTTGCCTCTAGGGCGTTTATTTGTCCGATAATATACTTATATGTTTCCATATTGTCAACCCCACCAGACGTTATAGAGATTGATAATGCGTTAATTCTGTTATCTAAGGCTCTTCTTAGTTTATAAATTACGTTTTCTAGGTCAGCCATATTAATAAGTTAAACCAGCTACCGCAGCTTGACACGGCTTACAACTTTTTTTAAATCTTACATGTGATGTACAATGACTGGGTCTTGGTATAACTATTTCTTTTATTTCTTCTTTAGGTTCTTCTTTAGGTTCTTCTAAAACTACTGGTTCTTCTTTTTTACTGAATAAACCTTTTATCCAGTTTATCAATTTTTTGATCATTACTTGATTTGAATCCCTACTTTTTTACCAGCCATGACTGCGCCACCACTAGCATATTTTTTTCTCTTATCACCTCTAACCCACATATGTGGTCCGTGAGGTCTAGGTTTTTTTGCACTTCCACCACCTTTAAGTGGCTTCATGTATTTTGGCATTCTTTTTTTAAGCTTGCTAAGGTCTGGTAATTTTGGAAGCGTAGGCATTTTTCTATGTTTTGATAACACGTCTTTTAATTTACCTATATTACCTGAGTCTGGTCCACCACCATGAGTTTTGATTCTTTTTCTTGGTCTTGATGGTGCTGCGGGTCCAGCTTGTCTACGAGGTGTGTCAGAAGGACTTTTAGTAGCACGTCCACCTTTTTTTAATTCACCTCTAATTCTATGTTTTTCGTCTCTTAAATTTCTTTTGCCTTTTGAAGTATATGCTTTTTCAGCATCTACTCTTCCAAGTTCTTCTAATCTGTTTTCTCTTCTAGTATTAAATCTTCTAGGCATATTATTTTCCTTTTCTTTTTCTAGCCATTTTCTTAAATGTCTTTGCTAACGCTTTTGCTCGTCCAGTGCAACCTTTTTTTGTAATAGGTGTACACTTTCCTTTAGTTCCACGTTTTTTGATTGATCTATTTACTGATTGTATCCAATTCTTTTTAACTTTCCCACCTTTTTTAAATCCAACTCTTTCAGGCATCATATATCCATCAGCGTTATGACCTGCTGGTGGACGGTACCCGGATCTTGGACTTGTATCATGTTGTAAGGATAAAGATGTTTGTCCGGCGTTTGGTGATCTAAATTTTCTCATTATTTATTTCCTTTTGCTTTTGCTTGCAGGATCGCTTGGATGAATGCTGTCTCCAATATGGAAAGCTCTTTTAGTTTTCGTCATATCTTTTAATTTTGTCTTAGCTTGTTCTCCTTTATGAATAGCTGCTTTATGTTTATTTACTTCATCAATATTTTTTATATAAAAATGTTGTTTACCTAGTCTTACGCTTTCTTTAGTATCACCTTTTTTAGCTGTTTTAGACATAGGAACTCTTTTGATGTCAGGACTTCTTTCGCCGTACTTAATACGTTCAGCACGCGTAGCTTTACCACTTGCAATTTTTTTCTGTTTGTAAGCTTTAACAGCTTTACCAAAACCTTTTTTGGCTATTCCAAATATACTCATAATTACCTACTACTTATTAACTTTGTTCTTACGTCCGAACTTAGCTTTTCTTTTACCCCAAGCTCCATAAGATTCATCTCTTCTTGCCTTCATAGATTGTTTCTTAGTGGATTCTTTTCCAGTTCTCATACCTAGAGATTCATCTTCTCTAGCTGCGTATCCCTGCTTAAATTTTTTTCTTTTAGCAGATCCACCTTTTTTGTATGGGAATCTAGATTTGTAAGGTCTTGTTCCAAAATCATTTCTCATATTTTCTCCTTATTTATTTTTTTCCATTTCTGAAAATTTGTGTACCCTTTATACCAAAAATACTCGCACATACAAGTATCCATAAATTTGTGAACCAGCTCGGAAGTGCCTGGAAATGCTCGAAGAACACTTTTATCTTGGTCATAGCGGCCGGATCGTCCGACCAGACCCCCCAGGCCAAAATTATTATGGGGAGTGTGAGGATCGCTAAAACGACCTCGTCCTTGTAGTCGTTTTGACGGGCTTCTAAAAGTTTGCCCTGGTATTGCTCTTCGCCTCGGGCCATCTTAGATGCATGCATGTGTTGCGCATCAGCCATAGCCATCTTTGTCTCTTGACGCTTTTTGTAGATGTGAGTACCTGCGTTGAGAGCTAATTTAATAGCACTAAACCACATACTAATACCACTTAGCTGTTTGTTTTCTAGCTTTACCTGTTCCTCTTACAGTGACTTTATCTCCAGTTGCAATATAAACTCCTTTACCTCTAAAACTAGATTTACCTCTTGGGTCAATCTCTAGATTTTGAGAAGGTATAGAAATTTTATTACCACCTTTAAGATAGCCGTCTTTGTTTAAGAACATGTTCTGTTTATATCCTTTGCCTTCTTTAGCCATAATTTTCTCCTAATGGTTTGTATATACTAAGATTTAGGTCCTTTCAAGGTCCTAACGTCTTTAGCCTTCATTTTGTCTGAAGTCAGTTTAACATCAGCAGATATCAATGATTTCTCAATTGCTGTATCTGCTCTTAAATTAGCTAATTCTTCGTTCTGGTCCAGTTTATCATCAGTAATCTCTTTGTTTTGAACCATCTTAGCTTTATCTAAATTAATTCTTTGATCTAACTCTTGTTGTTTTCTTTCAGCATCTATTGCTTTAAGATCAACTTCTCTCTCTTTAAGTTTCAATAATGGATCGTGATCAAATCTACTTGTAATAGCTTTTTCTTCACTTAAAAATTCTTCTGTCATGTCAGCAATTAAAACTGCTTTTCTAGCTTCTATCTTCTGAGAGATTTGTTGAAACTGTTGTTGCATTTGCGGGTTCTGTACCGCAGCCGCTTGCATTTGTGGTAACATTTGCATTTCTTGAGCAAATTCTAATTGTACCTGTTCTTGTGCCATCAATGATATGTGCTCCATAATATTTTTCTCTAACGCTGCAGTAATGCTCGGATTATTTCTAACAAAGTTACTTGCCATAAAATTTAAGTGAGCTGTTACGTGTGCTCTGTGATCTTGACCTGGAAACGCTTGGAAAGGTTTCATCCCCATTGCATCAATATGCTCGATCGCTGGATCTTTAGGTTGATTCGGTGGAGGTGGTGGTAATACTCTATCAATATCTTTTATACCTAATGCTTCATACATTTTTCTGTAACACATATACATGTTGTGCATTTGTGGATTAGACATTGCTAATTGTAATTCTGTTTGAGCTAAAGTTATTCTTTGCGTCATTGAAAAAATATTTGGATCAGCAACAGGTAGAATATCTACTCTGTCATCAAAATCTGTTACTTTAATATTTCTTTGTCCACCCACTACATCATAAGGATATTCTGGGGGTAAGTACGTGGCAAATAATTTTGCCAGTAGTTTAAATTCTGATTTTAAAGATACATACAGTCTTTTATGGATTGCTGACATTACCCTTGAACCACGTTCTAAAAGAGCTACGGTCGTACCAACTGCTGCATTTTGGTTCCCGTCCCCGACCTGCATGTCAGCAATGGACGCGAATCTTTGTCCTGCTTGAACGACAATTCCCATCAATTGCAATAAAGTTTGAGAAGGCTCCTTGTAAGGTAAGAATACAAAAGCATCTTTTAAGTTTCCTCCTGGAGTATCTACATCTTTAAATTCACCTGGTTGTATGTTTGCGGCATCATCTTTTACTCTGACACCTCTTTGTTTAAATCCGGCCGGAAGATTTGATAATGTTCCCGCGTCTAATAATTGACGGAGAGCCGCCGTTGCCGTACGACTCAGTCCGCCAATCATATGAATGAGTCCAAGTCCGTAAAATCCAAGTCCTGGCAGAAATTTGAAGTGGACGAAATATTGGATCTTAGTTTTCGTTGGATCATTGGGCGCGAAATTCTTTCTAATAGAAAGAACTTTCCGACTACCTTTATCGATTGTAACGATATAAGGTAATTTTATTCCTGTTGGTTCACCATCGGCGCCAACATCTTCGAAACCTTCTAAATCAAGGTTAACGTGGAATTCTAATAATTCATATAATGGTTCTACTCTTTGAGATTTATTTAAACCTTCTATTTCTAATTCTTTTTTAGCTATTTGATCTGTATTAGCATCTTGAGGTCTTGATAATTCTATATCTCTATAAAAACCTGAAATCTGTTGTTTACGTAATTCATTTTCAGAAATTTTAATAACATGACAAACTGAAGTTGCATCTTCTAATGAAGTTGCAGTGTAAGGTACAATTAAATCATCAGCTGGTACAAATTTTGATACCGCTCTCCCTAATAGATCATCGTAGTAAACTTTTTTAAATGTAGAACCTGCTAATGGTAAATAAAATAACATTTGATCAAATTCAGGTTCGTATTCTTTCATTTGATCCATTAACTGATAGTTCATGAAATCTTTTACTCTTTGAGACTGTTGTTCTTTTTGTGGGTTACTTAATCCCATCACTTGAGTTCTTACTGGTCCATCAGCTGGGAGTAACTCTTTATAAGCGAGCGCCTGAAACTGAGTAACAGCTTCAGCAAGTACCGGGTGAGTCGCCCCCGACGCGCCTTGGAAAGGTTCGGTTCTATTTTCATACTTGAATCCTAACAGATCTAAACCTACAGTGTAAGCTCTTTCCCAATCTGCTCGTGATGCTTTGTATTCTCTATAGTCTCCATCTAGCTGACTAGCCATTGGATCTAAAATATCGTCTGGTAATAATTCTGCTAAGTTTGCAAAGTGATCACCTTCCTCTGGTGTCGGCATTGCATTTGGATCAAAATCAATTGTAGCGCCACCATCATCTTCTTCAGTGACTTCAACTGGTCCTTTTCCTAGTTGGTCCGCAATATCAACTTCCTCAAGAGTTTGCTCTTCTACGAGCTCATCTTCTGGTCGTTTAACATTTGGGAGACCTTTATCGATTTCTGCCATTTAAATTCTCCTGCTTCTTCTTATCTTGTTTTTTATCTTTAATCAACCCCTGTGGATTAGGTCCTCTTAATGGTGGTATTTCCTTCCATTTAACATGCTTCATGTTTTTAACTAATGTTGGGTTTTTCATTTTCTTTTTAAACTTGCTATTCCGCCGCCTGAATAATAACCTAAACCTCGTTGTTCAGATATTAAATTTTCAAATGATTCTTGGGTAAGAGGATCATCAGGATCAACACCTCTTGCTAAATTATAACGATATAATTCTTGAGGGGAAAATTCTCCCATATCATCAATTAATCTTTGCTCTTCTTCACCTTTGGTTCTCCAATCAAAAAAGTTTTCAGTTCCTGTAAAAAAATTAGTTAACCAATTAAAAGTCGAACCTGCTTCCGGATTAGCTTGTTTACTTTGAACATCAAATGCGCTTTTCTTTTCTCTTCTTAATTTTTCAATCCCTGCTTCTTGTACATTTCCAAATACTTTGGAAAAATCATCATTCGTTAAAGTATATCTTGCTTTAGCTATTTGATCTAAATTAGGATTTGGAAAAACTTCACCAGCTTTACTAATTGCTACTTGACCAGCAATTCCTTCTATTAATTTTTCATTTTCTGCATCTATACTACTTTGCCATTTATCATAAACTTGTTGCATTTTTTCTGCTTCTTCAATTCCTTTTGGTCCCATCGTTTTTAACTTATCAATTTTAGCTTGATAATAATCTTGTTGCTGACCAACTTTGAACATTCTTTCATTCATTGCAAAAACTTTATCAAAAGCTTGCGTGTCTATATCCATATCTTCTGCAACTTTTTTTAATTCTTTTAAATAACCCCCATCATTATACATCCCAAAACTTGCATTTCTTTTTGCAATTGATGCTGCTTCTTCGGCACTCTTTCCTTTAGACATTTCATTTTTCATGTCTAATCCCATGAAAATAAATTCAGTTAATAATCCAGTCGACAAACCTAATGCTTTTCTTCCTCCTGATCCCATTGCTTTCCACATTGCACCCATATTAGCTGGAAACGATGAAAATTTTAAATCATCCTTAATAAATTGTTTAGCGAACTTTTCAAAGTCAGCAGTTTTCCAATCTCCAATTTTTTTAGTAACAAATCTTTCTATATCTGCTTTAGATTCAAAACCTGAACCACCTAATCTTTTTCCATCTACTTCAACTGACACCCCATAATTTTTTAATCTATTATCAATAGCATCATAATCAATGGGTTGATTATTTTTTTTCAATGCTTCAACTTCATTCATAACTTTTCTTGCTTCATCATTAGCAACTTTAGTTACTAATTGTATATCATCAGCTGGAGACCCTTTTACTCCTTTAACGTGGTGTTTATGAAAAGTTGTTAATCCTTTTTTAATATCTTTAATATCTACATCGTTATTCAATAAATAACCTGTTAAACGTTCTAACGTTAATCCATCTATGTTTTTAACTCCTTTTGAAGCTAATAAATCTGTAATAGCCTGACTTGGAGCTACTCTTGTTTCTCCAACAATGTTTACTAATTTATTAACTCTTCCCCAACTTGGATGAGATT